ATGATGGAAAAACTTGAAGACTTTTTACGTTTTCTTACGCGTGAAATTGCCTGGTGCGGCAATATTATAAGTCATGAATGGGTCAGGCAATGGCCCAAAGGAAGGCTCCAGGAGCTTATTGAAATGGGCGTTCTGATCGAAACTCAGCCTGGTACTTACATTACATGTCATGAATGCGATGAAGACTGCTCGCTTGAACCTAATATCGTTACATATCCCGATGGCAAGACTGTGGGCCTTTTCTTTTGTGCTCGTGAATCTCATACTGTGGAAATCCCAATGGAACATTTTAAAAGATGGGAAGTTATACCTGCAAAACTCGCCGAATTAGGATATGGCACACCTATTAAGGATGAAGAACTCACTAACGAGGAAGCTGCTAAATTGATTGGCGGCATAGGGAGAGGTACAATTAGTAAGTTGGCCCAGTTTGGATATTTAAAAAGTAATGGCTGCACTGGAAAACAGCATCGTGTCATGAAATCCAGCGTTTTGCTTTTTAAGGAAAAAAGGGATAAGGAAAAGGAGATCCAGGAAGCGCTAGATAAACTCAGAGTAGAAAAAGCTAAAAAATAAAGAACTATATCTTTAATTTAAGAACCTCGGAGCATTTCCGAGGTTTTTTTATGCGCCAAGTATCATAAAAAAGTGTTTTTTGATTCCAAGTTGATTCCTAAAAAAAGATTATTTTAACTTTTATTCCTCAAAAACTTTATTTTCACAGCAAAAACTAAGTTTCACAAAAAACTTTTAAAAATTATTGATTCCAACATGATTCCTGAAAGACCGCCTGTTTAGAATCGCCTCCATAAATATTTTCTAAATTTGAAATAGAAAAAAATGGAATCAGCAATGGCGATTGATTGGAACACTGAAGAAATTATTTGTTTGGCAGAAGCGTCAAATCGACTCTTAGAGATTACTAAAAGGAAAGTTCATCCTTCTACGATATGGCGATGGTGCCATCAGGGGCTTGGGGGAGTTAAACTGGAATTTATAAATGTTGGAGTCAAAACATTTACCAGTATTGAAGGTCTGCAAAGATTTTGTATTGCGTTAGCACAGCTTAACAGGGACATACCGAAGACGTTTTCCTCTAAACGGCGCAGAATTAAAACAACTAAAAGAGCACCACAGCATCAGCGGGAGATAGACAGTGCAAAAATAATCCTTATTCGCGCAAAAATCCTTCAAGATGCCAAGCAAGAGTTGGCATCTATATGAAAATGACTTTTAAACAACAGAAAAGGAGCCATATAAAATGGAAGATATAAACACAATCGATTCGATGTTCAATACTAATGCAGCTTCAGTTGAAAAAACAGCTGCTCAGCTTGCAGATTTTATAGTTAGAGAAGAATCGCAAATTGAAGCAATCGATTCTGTACTTAAGAACCGCAAAGAAAATCTGGAACAATGCAAAACGCAACTAGCCCAGCTTTTAATACAGGCAGGGATTGAGTCCATAAGGCTTGAAGGCGGTCTGGCACCGAGGGCAAAGATTGTCCGCAAGTATTTTAAACAAGCCGGCGTAAGTGATGAGATGCTATTTGAGTGGCTTAGCAGAAACGATCTTGACGGCATTATTAAACCATATGTTCATTTCACTACGCTTCAGGCAGCACTAAAAGATTTTGAAGAGCAGGGCAATATCTTGCCTGATGAGCTTTTTAATACTCTCGATACCCCAACTATCACGATGTTTGGCAAATCGAAATATCTACAGAAAACCGAACCCTCTACGGAAATTTAGAGGCATAAAAACAAAGTTACCTAAAGAAAGGTTTACAATGACAAGTAATCAAATCACAAATCAGCAGAATCAACCATTGGCAACGAAAAACGACATAGCCGAACTGTTCGGCCAATCGACGGTTCAATTGCCTATTGATGCTCCTCTTCCTCAGGCCCGGATCATGAGGGAAAGTCCGCAGTTCGAAATGCCAGATGGCAGCTTTCAGAAGGAACTAATCGGTCACATTATTTATTACACTAATAGCAACGTCTACTATTCAGCTGCGTTCGGTGAGGGTGAAAATCTCATCCCCGACTGCTTTTCGTCAGATGGTATTGCTCCCGATGGCGGCAATCTTCGTCAGGCTAAGTTCTGCAGAGAGTGTTTGCTCAATCAGTTCGGCTCTGCCAATGATGGCAAAGGAAAAGCCTGCTCAAACACTTTACGTTTATATCTCCTCCTCGATGGCGATATTCTTCCAACGGCGGTTAAAGCGCCGCCGTCATCACTTGGGAAAAAAGATTCCCTTATGCGTTGGCTTACCTCTGCGCCAAATATCGCCTCAAAAGCGGGAGTTGGTACAGCATATCAACCCATAAAGGTTAAATGCAAACTAGTACGCAAGGATTTTGAAAGCGGATTTAGTGCAAGCATACTATGTCTTGAAACCATTCGTGTTCTAAATATCAATGATGCAGCAGATATGGCCGAGATTCATAAACTTGCAGCTCTTACCCGTCAGTTCAAGCAAACGTATCTGGGCCGCATAGCATCTGATATCGCATCTGAAAAGAATGAAACGCAATCATCAAGTACCCAGCAGGAAGGTTCAGCAGCCGACGATTGTCCCATCTAAGGCAGATTGAGCGGATTTTGCCCTTTGCCGCAAAACTAAAGGGCATTCTTAGGAAAGGACTTCTATGAAATTATATCAGCATCAAATTGATGGAATAACTATCGGCAGACGCGCCAACCGTGCATTCTTTTGGGACTGCGGAACCGGTAAGACTTGTCTGATGATCCATTTGATTCGTCATTGGAAAGCAAAAGGTGTTGGACCTTGCCTTGTAGTTGCGCCGCTTTCGATTATTGAAAGTGCATGGCTTGAGGACATTGCCAAATTCGCACCTGAATTATCAGCAGTATCGCTCTGGAGTAAAAATCCCAATGAACGCAGCAAACGATTAGCAAAAGACTATGATATCTATATAGCCAATTTTGAGACGTTTAAATATCTTTATCCTGAAATAGTAAAAAAGCGTTTTGGCCTCCTGGTAGTTGATGAATCCAGCAAGATGAAACAGCATAACAGCCAAATCACCAGAGCACTTCTTTCGCTTGCTGGCATAAATTGCCGGACGAAGAATGGCAAACGTTATTATTCTGATTGGATAATACCGCGGCGCTTCATATTATCAGGCACACCAGCACCAAACGACCCAATTGAATATTGGCCACAAATAAAGGTTATCACAGGACCAGGCAACAAAGTTTTCTCTGACAATTTTTATTCATTTAGAGGTTATTACTGCCGTTCTATTCCAATAAGTCCTGTTTGTAAAAGGTGGGTATTCAAAAAATCCATGCAGAAAGAGTTCATGGATAAAATGGCGGAAATTACGCATATAGTGAAAAAGGAAGATGCTGTCGATTTGCCCCAGCAAATACATATTGTTCGCAAGGTATATTTATCGGATGAAGAGCAAAATGCATACGATACGTTAAAGAACGATTTAGTTCTCCGCTACGCTGGTCAGCAGATTTTGGCAAGCTCCGCAGTTGTTGAAATAATGAAATTGCGTCAACTGACAAGCGGATTTGCCTATACTGATAGCGGCTTTATCAAAACAGGGACAAGCAAACTCTACGAACTTAAAGAACTGCTCGAAGAGATAGGTAACAATCAGGTAATTATTTGGGCAAATTTTCAATACGAAATTTCGCTCTTACTTAAAGAACTGCCCGATAGTGCCGCTTTATGGTCCGGGACGCTGGACAGAGAAGAAACAATCAGTGATTTCAAATCTGGAAAATATCAATATCTTATTGCGCATCCGGCATCAGGTGCACATGGCCTTACATTTACTAACTGCTGCTACAGTGTTTATTTCTCCATGAATTACTCGTATGAACTTACGGAACAAAGCATTAATCGTACACATCGAATCGGTCAGATAAAGCCTTGCACTTATTATTATATTCTCGCTCATAGAACCCTTGATGAGGCTATCTATCGTGCTGTCCATAAGAAACAGGAATTATCAAACAGCATTTTAAATTATCTAAGATCTCCCAGGGAAAAAACAAATGTCAAAATCAGAAGCACAGATCCAAAAAGAAATACTGAAGTTCTTGAGAAACCTTCCCCAGTGCCGGCCATTTAAGATTATCACGGCAAATGAACGCGGGGTACCGGACATCATTTGTTGTCTCAAAGGTCGATTCATTTGCTTTGAGGTCAAAAGGACGGGTGCTAAACCTACGCAGCTCCAGGATGCACAGAAAGAACGCATTATTTATGCGGGTGGACAAGTGTATATCGTTACCTCTTTAGAAGAAGTGAAAAATATTATCGAAAGGATTTAGGCAATGTTCAAACTTATTAAGATAGGAAAATACTACGTAAATCCAAACTATATTGTTGGTGTATACGCGACTAGCAAGCAAAACCAGTGTGTCATCGATACCGTCAATAATGTCGGTGAAGATTCAAGCTGCTATTACGTTGAAGGCAGTGTTGATGAAATCGCCGGACAAATACTGGCGCAGACAGGGGGACACTAATGGAAAAACGAGGTCAGCCAATACCCAGTTCACGATTCTTTAGAGATTTCTGCGTAGACTGCGGTGAGCCGATGCGGGTAACGCGTGCGCGACTCCAGAAGTTCATCAAAAACAGATGTGAATTCTGCGATCCAAAACATATCGGAGTTGGTAACGCTGTCCGCAGCGATCCCGAAAATGATCCTGATGCATTTAAAAAGAGTTGGAGGTCAGAATGAAAAAGAATTATCAATCAATACAAACTATTTACAAAGGAATGCGATTTTACTCCCGCTTGGAGGCAACATGGGCGTGCTTTTTTGATTTGCTAAAATGGCAATGGGAATATCACCCGAGAACCTTTAAATGCTGGCTTCCTACTTTCGCGATCTATGGCAGTGACATCATTTATGTTGCAGTCGAACGTGTTTTCTCTTTTCCATGGCATATCGCTAACAAAATTGAAAAATCAGGCTGCGATAAAGAGTGCCTGATTCTCCCAGAAAGTTTATTCTTTCTACAAGATTGCCATCACGATTTAAGCTTTGGATGGTTCAGGGAGGGAACTTACATAGATGATGGAATAAAATGGTTCTGGGAGGAAGCGGTATTGGGTCATTGCGCAAAATCTAAAACTCTCGGTTTCTGTCACCCTGAAGGTATATATTACGACCGCATTTCTGGCGGATGTGGTTGCAAATGTTCTGGAAGATGCAGTCTTCCCCTCCATACCCTGATTTTTTTGTGGGCACAAGCAAAAATCAATCTCCAAGCAAAAAGTACTAACCTATGATTAAAAGACTTCTTGAATATCTAAATATTAACATCCTCGGCATGGAGGGTGACGAATACAAATGCATTTGCCCCGTCTGCGGCACGGACCATTTACGAATTAATAGCAAATCCGGTGCATGGCGATGTTTGAAAGAATGTGCAAAAGGCAATCACTTCACGCTTGTTCGATTCATGACAAAAAAGGAAGATAGGGAAATCTTCGAAATTTTAAAGCAATGCGGTTTTGACACGGATGATAAAACCGACATTGCAACAAAAAGAGAACCTAAGAAATTACACATAGGTCAAGACGATATACGTCCGGCAACTGATGATGAGTTAAAACAATTGTGCCAAGTCAAAGGATTGAGCCTTGACGCTCTTAAGAAATTCAATCCTTTTGCAAGTACGAGGCAGCCTGAAATACTAATACCATCATATCTGCCGGTTGATATTAAACATCCGTGTGGAATATTGAGAGTAAGAATCGACGGTCAAAAAATTAAACTTGCCGATGGTAACGAGGATAAATACCCATCCTGGTGGGGCTCTATACACGGTCTATTCGGTCTAAGTTGGCTTGCCGAACAAAATCCATCAGAGGTTATTTTCGCCGAGGGCTGGCAAGACGCACTAGCGGCCATCGAAGCCGGATTTTATGCAACTGCCAGTAGCGGGGGAGCAAGCTGTTTTTATGATGGAACCGGCGAAACTCCCACAATTTTAGATGGTAAAGAAGTGATACCGGACTGGCTTGCATTTTTTAAAGATAAAAAGGTGTATATCGTAATGGACGAGGATGCTGCTGGAGTTGGGGGATGGATAACGAATAAAACTACTGGAACAAAAACCTGTAAAGAAGGAGCGGCAGTCAGAGCGGCCAATAAAATACATGAAGTCGCAGCGGAAACAAGAATAATTCGCCTGCCATTTGAATGGAGCGAATCACACGGCAAAGGATTGAAAGAATTTTTAAGAGGTGTGGAATGAAACAAATACCTTTCGATGATGATGAGGTTTTACAATGATAGACCTTAAACGCAAGGCAGCTTTTAGTCTCCTGATGAAATCGGCCCCGTTGTTTAAGCCAGATAAAGAGCTTAATCCGACATCCGATAAAAAAAATACGCCCACCGAGCACGGCGTCGATAAAGGGGTGGTTATCTTAAATGATGACCACCCTGATACTATCGCTAAAAACTTTGAACAGTGGAGTAGAAAAGATTGTGATGTAAAGCATAAATACCAGCCTTGCGATGGCTGGACAATGTTCAAAGATGGTAAATACCAGACCATTGACGAGAAAACCCAGCTATGGCGATATATCAGCCAATTTACGAATCGCTGTGTTTTTCAACGTGGCAAAACTAAAGAACGCGTCAGTGTAACCACTAAAAAACTTACGGATATAGCCAGGCAGCTTTCATTTCTTAATGAAGTTTACCTTCGCCCCAAGCAGGCCGCTCCGTGCAGTATCGATGGCGGTCTTGATCCCAATCATATCATTGCCCTGCAAAATGGTTTATTAGATTGGCGACAGCATCCATACATATTGCATCCGTGCAATCAGCAGTATTACACACTTAATTATTTACCTTACTCCTGGCATGGCGAGAAGGATAGTGAGTTATGGATTAAATTCCTTGTAGATGTAACTAACGGCAATGAAGAACTATTTGACCTATTGCAGCAATGGGCCGGCTATTGCCTGATGAAAAACAATCAGAGTGAACAAAGATTTATGATTGTCTACGGGGAGGCCGGTACCGGCAAAAGTGTTTTTGTTGATGTACTGACGCATTTACTAGGTCGTGAAAACGTTTCGGCAATACCGCTTGAGAAATTTGATGATCCTCATTATGTCGTTCAGACCTATGGAAAGCTTTTAAATGTAACTGACGAATCAGAATCGCTGCTTGAAGAAGCAATCGAAACGCATCTTAAACATTATACCGGTGGCACCATTTATACTTTTAAGAGATTATACCAGGAATCATTTACAGCCTATCCAACCGCCAAAATAATGATTGTTACAAATCATCTGCCGTCTTTTAAAGACACGTCTGATGGTGTGTGGAGAAGATTATTAATTGCTCCGTTTGATAACATAATTTCAGAGGAAAAGCGTGATAAAGGTCTGGCTCAAAAACTTATTGCAACCGAAATGCCAGGTGTTCTCAAGTGGGCTTTGGAAGGTGCAAGAAAAGTAGAAAAATACGGCTTTGTTATTCCTCAAGTTTGTCAGCAGAGAGTGGAAGAATATCGCCGTGAAGCAATTCCGGAATACACATTTTTCGAAGAAAATTTCGAGGCAGGAAATCCTGATGATGAAGAAATAAGAGTCCGCTGCGACCTTGTAAGAAGCTGTTACGAACAGTGGTGCAAGGCCCAAGGAATCGGTGCAAAGAGCCAAAAGAAACTGGCAAAAACCTTTAAGAAATTGTTCCCGCTTTATGACCGCAGACGAGGTCGTGATGGACTGAATCTTGCGTATTTTTACTATGGCGTAAAACTCTCTCAAGATAGCGAATATATCTGCAATGGTGATTAAATGAAAAACGTTCCGGCATACAACGAAATTTCTTCCATTGTTCCAACTTCTGGCGGGAACAGCAAAGACTTGTTTTTGAAATTAAGGCAAGAAAAAAGCGTTAACATAGATAATGTTCCTGGTTGTTCCTCCTTCTCTTCTATTAAACAGAATAGAAATAAAAATATAGAAAATAATAATATAGAGGGGGGTAATAATATATATAGAGAAAAGAATAGAGAGGGAACAGGGAACGAGGGAACAAATTTACCAGATGTAAGATTCAAATCTGAGACATTTCGTTCAGCGGTTCGCACAGTTCTCCAGCACTTCGGATATGAAAATCCAAAGTTCAAAGACTTCAAAGAAGTTGAGCAGAAATTCACTGTCGATGGTCGAGCCAGAATTGATTGGCTGGAATTTGCTGACAGGATTGTGCACCCCAGATTTGATGCAACAGTTTTTGTCCTCGATGCACATGGTAGGAGAATATTTTCGCCCAGAGGTGTTGTCAAAAAAGGCATTACTCTGTTCGGTGATTCACGTGATGAGGCGCTAAAAACATTAAATACGAAATATTACGAATTCGAACATTGGTTCGATTTTCCAGAAGAATCAAAACAAAAAACAAGCGGCGATGTGCCGTTTTAATTAATTATTATTTTTACAGGAGTACGGAAATGAAATCTTTAAAACAAATCAGTAAATGGGATCTAGCGATTGTAGCAATTATCATCGTCACGATCCTTGGTCTCTGGATCGGAGGCTGTCAAATGCCGAATGTTCAGCCGGAGACAATCCGAAATCTGGCCGATCAAACACAGCAGTTAAGCAGTCAGATTGATGATTTCCAGCAGCAGACCAAAGCGACACTTGAGGCGCTCAAGGAAAACGGAAATTTTGACAGCAACACAATGGCTACCATTGAAAAGCTTCAAAGCGGCATCGACTCTGTACAAGGGAAAACCGTTGCGATTGCAGATGCATTGAGAAATGCACAGTACACAAATCCGGATGACGGGCTAACTACTGTGCTTGAAGGAGCGAGAGCCGCAAATGCAGCTAGCTCACCTTTCAATCCTTATGCACCTTTGATTGATGTAGGTCTTGGATTGGCAGCAGCATTTGCAGCGGCAATGGCGAAAAAGAATGCACGAAAAGCAGCCGAGGCTCTTGCCAAGTATGATGCGCATAAGCAGGGTGTTGAACTGACTATGAAGCAGGTATCGCAATCAACTGTGCCGGAAGTGAAAGCTGTTGAAACCCAGCTTTATCAGAACATTGGTGAAGCAAGAAAGACAAAGCTTGGCAGTTAACTTTGCCGCTCTATCGCACACGTTTGCGCAGGTTGCAACAAAAAGTAAGAAGTAAGCAAATGATAAAAGATTGTACTTCTCGCAACCTGTCGCAACGTGGGCGAAAAACGCGGGTCCTTGGAAAAAAATAATTCTCCGCATTGGCGATGGGAACGGTCGGCGTAAATAAGACATTCGGTCGCGAACTACATTTTTTATAGAAAGAGTTTTTATTATGAAAATCGAATTATTAAGCATTGAAGATATAAAGCCATACGAGAGTAATCCTCGCATTAATGACAAGGCCATTGAGGCAGTTATGGCAAGTTTGAAGGAATTTGGATTTCGACAGCCTATTGTTGTTGATAAAGATGGGATAATAATCGTCGGCCATACACGGTATAAGGCGGCCCAGAAACTTGGGCTACAAAAAGTTCCTGTCCATGTGGCCCAGGATTTGACCCAAGCCCAGATTAAAGCATATCGAATCGCTGATAATCAAACAGCTACGATAGCAGAATGGAACTATGAATTGCTTCCTATCGAATTAAAGGATTTGCAGTCGATGGATTTCAATCTCGAACTGCTTGGTTTCGACAGTGACGAGCTTGCCAAAATACTCGATCCCGGCATACAAGATGGACTTACCGACCCCGACGATGTGCCGGAACCTCCGGCCGAACCTATAACAAAGCCTGGTGATATTTGGCTATTGGGTGAACACAGATTACTATGTGGTGATAGCACCAACCGTGATGATGTGATTAAACTGATGGATGGCGACAAGGCGGGCCTGATTTTCACCGATCCTCCATATAATGTCGATTATGGTGCTTCAAAAAATCCCCGCCACAAAATACGTTCCATTGAAAATGATTCTATGTCCACAGACGAGTGGAGTATCTTCTGTCATAAGGTGTATGAAATATTTAAGGAGTTCAATACTGGCGATATTTACATGTGGGGAGCTTCGGGGCCGGAAGGTATGAGAATGAGACTTTGGCTTGTGGAGATGGGCTGCCACTGGTCTGCGACAATCATATGGAAAAAGCAGCAGCTTGTTTTAACGCCTGCAAATTATCAGCGTATGTATGAACCTTGTTTTTATGGCTGGTTTGGTAAAAGCAGCTTTGGCGATGATAGAACCCAAACAGAAGTATGGGAAATTAATCGTCCGCTCAATTCTAAACTTCACCCAACTATGAAACCTGTGGAACTTTGCATAAAAGGTATAACGAATAGTTCGGTACCAGGAACGATTGTTTTTGATGGATTCCTTGGAAGCGGCAGTACACTGATTGCATGCGAGCAAACAGGGCGGAAGTGTTATGGTATTGAAATTGATCCGGCATACTGCGATGTTATAAAAAACAGGTGGGAGCAATTTACCGGAAAAAAAGCACAGAGACTAGTAAACGAAACTTACCTAGCTGAAAACGTAAGTAAAGAAAACTTTACTAGCGGTGTTGAGCCTAACAACGCCAAAACCCCAGCCGAGGCCAGGGTTGAGGAGGCAGAGTAATGGTTACGCTATTTAACAGCCGAAAATTTACCTCTCTCGGTTTTGACGAATCTGGATTCGGTACCTTTTTCTTTGATCTCGCGCGTGATTGCGGAATAAATCGTACTGGCTGGAGTCTTGCCGCCAGTTTTCCACATACCCTGATCGATCATTCGTTTGACAATCTCCTGACAATCCAACGGCTGGCCGGCATCGGCGAGGACCATAAAGGCTGCCAACAAACCGCCAAGTTTTTTGACCTTTGTCGGATTGGCATCTGTGGTCGGCTCGCTTTGGGCAGTTGTGGGCTTTTCTTTTTTGACTTGATAGAGACCCAGAAGCCTGTCGGCGGATCTGATAATCAGTTCTTTGCTGGTATTGACATTGACACCAACCCATCCGCCATCTTTATGTTCGCTCATAATACGGACACCGACGGTATTCTTGCCGATTTTCATTGCATAGACTTTACTGATTTTGATTTCTTCCTTTTGCATTGTAATCTTCCTTTCGTAAAAAATATTTTATTATCTGCTTTGAACTATAGTAATTTGAAACTCGCTGCCATCGCTGGTTCGGATGACAAGTCCGTTATTTGTGGTAAGAACGCAGGCTTCTTCAAAGGTCTGGACTCTTGTAATTTCATCCTGGTCACTTATGGCGTCTTTGATAATTTCCTGGATATCTGCTTCGTTCATGGTCAAACCTCCTTAATCTGCGAAAAGTGTAATGAATCTAAAATAATCATGTTTCATGCTGTTGGTGCCATGGCAGCCATCCAATTGAAATTGTATGCATTCGGCAAGACTATATTGATCATCCCGATCATCCGGCGATGCAAGATGGATGTTTACGCAATTTCCGGTGTTATCTGCGATATGACAGACGATACTGTTTTCTTCTCTGCTGATTGTTGCTATGTATCCTGTATCGCCTTCGAGTGTGATTGTTTTAACCTTCATTGGTTATATCTCCTTGCAATTATTTATTTTGATGACCATTTGTGTGGGTATTTTTGGTTGGCTGGGTTTTGTGTGGGTTGGTTTGATAACGTTGATGTCGTAGCGGCCGTCGGTATAGACTCCAACTACTCTGCCGCGAATTCCTTTGTATTTGCCTTTTGTGATTTCAATCTTCATTTGGTTTTCCTTTCATTTGATTCTTCCAGTGATTCTTTGATTTGTTTTTCTTCGAATCCTGAAAGTGACGCCAGTGCTTCAATCAGGTCGGATCGAACTTTCTGGAGGCTGCCAACTACCGTCCAGTCAATTTCTTTAGGTTCATTTTTGCCCATTTCGCAATCGAACCAATCGAGCAGATTCGCAATATCGTTCTTGGCTGCTCTATATGCTTCTTTTGCCGTTTGTTCTTTTGCCATTTTTTTGCCTTTCAAAAATTATCGTTTAAGGACATGCATGTGTTATCTAAATGAAAATGGTAAAGCAACTCATTAACATGAATTATTTAAAGTAATTACATGGAATTTTTATGACCACACAAAATGACACAAAACAGATAAACCCAGCGGCATTGACGCCTGAAACAGCCGCTAAAATGCTTGGATTGCAAGTTGAGATTGTCCAGAAACATATCGAACAAGGTACGCCCGTAGCGGCGGACGGAACAATTAATTTGGTTAATTACGCGGCATGGCTAAATAGCAGGATCAACAATGGCAATTGATGTAAATAATTTATCGCAGATACAGCTGCTTCGATTGATGAATGCAACGCCGCTGGGCGATGTGCTTAGCCAGAATCAACTGCGTTGGCAAATGAATTCAGCCGCATACCGCATTGGTGACGGCAAACATATTAATCTGGTGAGATATGTTTCATGGCTTGCTAAAGAATATGAAAAACCAAAACAGGCGAAACAGTCTGTAGAAGAATCTAGATTAAAAGACTTGATTGCAAAAAATGCTGCCCGCAAAGAAGCTCAAGATATTGGTGAAATTCCAGCGATTGAAAATCAGGAGCGCAGGGAAAAAGCGTGCAAAGATTTTAGATTCTTTTGTGAGACTTACTTTGCGGATGTATTTTATTTAACCTGGTCTGAGGACCATCTGCGAGTAATTTCCAAAATAGAACAGTCGGTTCTCCATGGTGGACTGTTTGCTTTTGCTATGCCTCGCGGCAGCGGCAAATCTGCTCTGACAAGATCTGCCGCTATATGGGCAATACTAATTGGTGCCAGAAAATATGTCTGTTTGATTGGCTCCGCCACTCGGCAATCGCTGAATTTATTTCAAAGTGTCCAAGCGGCAATGCTTGGAAATAGTCTGCTTCTCGCAGATTTTCCTGAAATTATTTATCCAATTCAGTGCCTGGAAAATTCTGCCCATAAACAGCGGGGCCAAAGATATGAAGGCAGACTTACATATCCGGTTTGGGGAACGCATAAAATTGTAATTCCAACAATTCCGGGCAGTATAGCATCAGGTTCAGTAATTACTGTTGATAGTTTGGATTCAAATATTCGTGGCCAGATTCATACAACCATGGATGGCAAGATTATTCGGCCGGATCTGGTTTTAATCGATGACCCACAAACAAGAGAATCAGCAAAATCGGTTGACCAGACGAATCAGCGATTAAGTACTTTAAATGGTGATGTCCTCGGTATGGCAGGGCCGGGTAAGAAAATATCAGGATTACTTACTTGTACCAAAATTTATTGTAATGATTTGGCTGATCAGATTCTTGATCCCGATAAAAATCCTGAATGGCAGGGTCAGTGTACGAAGATGGTTTATGCATTGCCTTCTGATATGAAACTTTGGGATAAATACGAAGAAATCCGCGCTGATAGTTTGCGAGCCGGCAATGGCGGAAAAGAGGCTACTGATTTTTATATTCAAAATAGAGCCGCCATGGATTTTGGCAGCAGTGTTGCCTGGCCTCAAAGATTTAATGAAGATGAAGTCTCAGCTATTCAGCATGCAATGAACCTGATGCTGCGTGATGAGACTGCATTTTACGCCGAATATCAAAACGATCCTATTGCAGAACAAACTGATGAGCAAGTTTTAACTATTGAACAGGTTATGGAAAAAATCAATGGTCGTAAACGCGGTGATGTTCCATTGTCCTGTCAATATCTTACGATGTTCATCGATGTGCATGATAAATTATTATTTTATGTAGTATGCGCATGGGCAGAAGATTATACAGGCTTTGTTGTAGATTATGGCACATATCCGGATCAGAGAAGGGCATCGTTTACACTTCGAAAGGCACAAATTGGTTTGCAGGATATTTACCGCGGTATGGAAAAAGAAGGTGCGATCCAAGCCGGTTTGGAAAAACTATGCAGCGATTACCTCAATAGAGACTGGAACCGAGGCACAGGCGTTATGAAAATAGACCGTTGTTTAATTGATAGCGGCTATATGCCCGGCATTGTTGAAAATATCCGTCATAAAGTTGGCGGAACCATTATGGCATCAAAAGGCGTTGGTATCAAAGCTGCAAATAAACCAATGTCAACCTACAAACGAAAACCCGGCGAGCGGCACGGTCATCATTGGTATATCCCCAATATAAATAAAACAGGAGAATTTACTCATGTGGCGATTGATACAAATTATTGGAAGACATTTGTTCATGAGCGGTTCTTTGTAGCGGCAGGTGACCATGGATCATTAACAATCTTTGGTAAAAGCAATCATCAGCATGAATTGTTTGCACAGCATGTAGCAGGTTCTGAAAGTTGGGTACGCACTGAAGGTCACGGCAGGGTAGTTTACCAATGGTCACCAAAGGTCGGAGGTCTTGATAATCATTGGTTCGATTGCATGGTGGGCTGCTCGGTAGCTGCCTCGATGTGTGGATGCAGTTTGAGCGGGCACAATGTAAAGACATTTACAAAAAGAGAAAAAATAAAACTATCAGATATTCAGAAAAGGACAAAGGAATGATACAGAAACAAAAAGGATTTGAGTGCCAGAAATGTGGATGCAGGCAATTTCACGTAATCTATACGCGTCCGGCATCGGAAGGAAAACTTGTGCGCAGAAGAGAATGTATAAAATGCGGCAGGCGATTTACGACTTGGGAAAAGAGATTGGGACAGTGATAGAGGATGAAATAAGTTAATTTTGCTCGGTACAAAACGTCGGCAATTATTAAGATGTGCCGACATTTTGGGAAACTCGCTTGTATTTATTTACAAATTAACCATTTGGTGGTTGATTTTTAACAATTAGAGGGATGAATAAGGATTTTTGCGGAAAACCGCGTTTTTCACTATATTTCGCAGTGCTTATAAGCAAATTTCCGATTTTTATACTAAAAATAAGTATTTTTCCTGATTTTCTCTTTTTTATAAGTGTTTTTCTTGAAAATGGCCGATATATAAGTATATTTCTTGAGCAATAAGCGTTTTTTTAGGAATAAAGCAGATGGTAACTACTTTTCCGAAAACAGATAATGTAAAATTAGCTGGATATGCCTTTCTTATCCGCCATTTCAATTTGCAGGTTTTGCCACACTGGCATATCTCCCAGGTGGGCGGTTCAACACATCAACAAATAATTGAATCAGATGGACGTGTTTGTGAAACATTTACAAATAAATACTGGCCAGGAGATATTTACCTCGAACATTTTGAATTTGCTCTAAAATATGATGGCATCAATCTTGAAATACTCTCTGAAGTTTTTGATAAGGTTAATATTAATGAACTGACTTCATGGATTATTTCAAAGCCGCAAAGTCAATATACTCGTCGAATTTGGTATCTTTATGAATGGATGAAAAACAAAAGGCTTGAGATTGAAGATCTTACAAGCGGCAACTACATTGATCTTCTCGACGAAGAAAAATATTATACTGCGCAAAATGAAACGAGCAGCCGTCATCATGTACGCAACAATTTATTGGGAAACTTTAAATTCTGTCCTGTCATACGAAAAACAGAAGTGCTCAACAAGTTTGAAGTATCTGATTTGAGCGATAAATGCCGTAAAATCTTAGCTAAGTACCCGGATGATTTTCTTAAACGCGCTTTGAGTTATCTGTACACTAAGGAAACCAAGTCTTCATTTGCAATTGAAAATATTACTCCAAATGCCGGCAGGACCGACAGATTTGTTTCTCTTTTGCAGATTGCGGAAAAAGACGATTTTGTAAATAAAAAAGCTTTGATTGAATTACAGAATCGAATCGTAGATCCCAGGTATGCAAATAGCGATTATCGAAATGATCAAAATTATGTTGGTGAAACAATAGGCTGGCAACGAGAAAAAATTCATTTTATTTCGCCAAAGCCTGAAGATATTCAAGATTTAATGGAAGGTTTAATCTTAGCGCATCAGCGAATGAATAAATCCGATGTACATCCGGTGGTCCATGCAGCGGTTATTGCTTTTGGTTTTGTCTTTATGCACCCATTTGGTGATGGAAATGGCAGAATACACCGATTTTTACTTCACAATATACTTGCGAGCAGAGGTTTTACTCCCAAAGGATTAATTTTCCCAATTTCAGCTGCAATGCTGAATAACATGGAAACCTACGATGCTTGCCTTGAGAGTTTCTCTAAACCTTTAATTTCTTTGATTGATTATACACTCGATGAAGAAGGTAAGATGAAGGTTAATAATCAGACAATCATTCATTATCGCTTCCCGGACATGACTTCTATTGCTGAGGCATTGTTTGTTTTCATTCAGGCAACTATTGAAAAGGAAATGGTTGAGGAACTAAATTTCCTGAAAGATTATGATATAACCAAACGCGCCATCCAGGAAATAGTTGATATGCCTGATAACAGAATAGATTTATTCATTCGCTTGAGCCTTCAGAGCAAAGGTGTTATTTCATCAAAAAAACTCAAATCACATTTTCCTGAACTTACTGAGACGGAAGTTCAAAAAATGGAGAATGCTATACAAAAATCATTCCGTAAAATATGAGATTTTATTGTATTTTGTTTTGTCAATTTGTAGAAAACAAAATGAAATATAACGACTATTCTTGGGTGGAATTCTAATCATGGTATTCAACTGACTTGGTAATAAATATTACCAGTTTTATTCGTAACTGGTAATAATTTGTTCCACATATCATGAGTTATATCAGCTTCCGGTCACACCTTTGACTATGCGATCACCAATTTCTTTGTCGATGTTGCGCCAGTATTCGAATGCACGCTGCAGTACAGGTTCCGACACGCCATTTTTGAGATGTCCGACGACGTTGGATACAAGGCGGTCTCGCTGCGCATCGTTCATGACTTTTCGCACCAGTGTACCGGCCTGGCCCCAGTTGTCATCATCTTTTCGCAGGGTGTAGGCAGCGCGGACGAACTGGCCACTGGCGTTCCATACATCGACTTGGGGATAGCGTTCTCCATGAGCCTTCGGACCTCCTTTTGAGTTTGGTGCATACACTGGGTCGGACACGTTGTCGATCCGCATCGCTCCATCTTTACTGTAGCTATGTACTTCGCATTTCGGCCGATTGACCGGAATCTGCTTGTAGTTGACACCCAAGCGAGCTCGATGTGCGTCAGCGTAGGAGAAGAGGCGAGCGAGCAGCATCTTATCCGGACTTGGACCAATACCTGGTACAAGGTTGTTCGGTTCGAACGCTGCCTGCTCAATCTCGGTATGGAAATCGGTTGGGTTCCGGTTTATAGTCAGCCGGCCGACTTCGTGCAGGGGGTAGTCACCATGTGGCCATACCTTGGTCAGGTCGAAAGGATTGAATCGGTAGGTTTCTGCTTCTTCGAATGGCATGATTTGCATCTTCAGCGTCCAACTGGGATAATCTCCCCGCTTGATTGCCTCAAAAAGGTCGCGTCTGTGGTAGTCCGCATCTTGACCGGCGATCCGATCGGCTTCTTCCTGAGTAAGGAAGTCAATGCCTTGGTCCGTCTTGAAGTGATACTTCACCCAGAATCGTTCTCCTTTTGTGTTACACCACATATAGGTATGGCTCGAATAGCCGTTCATGTTACGCCAACTTTTGGGAATCCCGCGGTCGCTAAACAATATTGTAACCTGGTGTGCCGACTCGGGCGATAGAGTCCAGAAATCCCATTGCATATCATTGTCGCGCAGCCCGTTGTCGGCGCGTCGCTTCTGGGAGTGGATAAAGTACTGGAACTTCATAGGATCTCGGACGAAGAATACTGGTGTGTTGTTGCCCACCATGTCGTAGTTGCCTTCGCTGGTGTAGAATCTCAATGCAAAACCTCGCACATCCCGCCATGTGTCGGGGCTACCGCTTTCACCGGCAACAGTTGAAAACCGAATAAGGGTGTCTGTTTTTGTGCCCGGCTGGAACACCGCCGCCTTGGTGTAGGCGCTGACATCATGAGTCACCTCGAAGCAACCGAATGCTCCTGCTCCCTTTGCATGGGGCTGACGATCCGGGATACGCTCTCGATTGAAGTTTGCCATTTGCTCGATAAGGTATGAATCCTGCAGCAGGACTGGGCCATCAGGTCCCACAGTAAGCGAAAACTCGTCACTGGATACAGGCATCCCGGCATCAGTTGTTGTAGGTTTAAGGTCATCGTTCATAGTAATATCTCCTACGTATTTCATGTAACAATGTTAAGCAAAGGGTTAGCGAAAACAATCAGGGAAAACTCTAAAAATTGCACCAAACTTCCTAATAGGCAGCAAGACTTATATATATTTTTTTATCTCTGTTACGTGTTTTTTATCTACATATGTAACGATTTTCATTTCTTTAAAAATCACTATTGAATACCAAAATTCACATGTCATAATCAAGCTCGACAACTAAATAACGCGGGTAACTGCGACTGATCCTCGCAGTAATCCAGAAAAAATATAAAAGCCGTTCGGGGCCGAACACCCGGATGGCTTATTTTTTTGCGCTCGCAGAATTTAGTTGCTTTTGGCGGGATAGAGCAATGGTAGCTCACCAGGCTCATGCCCTGGAACATGAAGGTTCGAGTCCTTCTCCCGCAATTATGACAGATGATTTAAATAATTCGATTTTGGATAGCGCAAAGCAGCCAGCTAAAGTTTCCAGTGACGGAGTTTCCGTAGAGCAGTATTCGCTGGCTGACCAGATTCTGGCAGATAAATACCTGGCCAGTAAAACTGCGACACAGCGAAAAGGTCTTGGCATTAAGTTTTCAAAGTTATCTCCATCGGGAACGGTTTAGTTATGTGGTTTTTCGGCAAAAATAAAAAGCAAAAGGTTTATCATCCTGCAGGACGAATCCTGCGGGCAAGGTTCGATGCTGCCCAGACCACAGCTGACAACCAGAGGCACTGGGCCAATGCCGATTCTCTGTCGGCTGATTCTGCAACTAACGCTGATGTTAGGAAGACCCTTCGAAACAGATCACGCTATGAAGTTGCCAATAACAGCTATGCTCGCGGAATTATTACAACTCTTGCTAACGATGTTGTCGGCACAGGGCCAAGACTTCAGATGCTGACCGACGACGATCACGGTAATGGTATTATCGAAACAGAATTTATGAACTGGGCCTCTCAAATCAAACTTGCCCAGAAACTTCGCACCATGCGGATGGCACGAGCAAGCGATGGTGAGGCTTTCGGGATACTTTCAATAAACAGGAATTTGAATTCTCCTGTAAAACTTGATCTTAGGCTTATCGAAGCAGACCAGATAACGACACCATGGTCAAAATTTCTTAACACGCAATCGTTAGTTGATGGTATTGAATTTGACCAGTTTGGTAATCCATCCAGTTATTATTGTTTAAAAAATCATCCCGGCTCTTTCTCGAATGCCGCTTTTTATGAATACAACACTATCGATGCGGATTCAATGATCCATTGGTTCAGGGCAGATAGGCCGGGACAAAGCAGGGGAATTCCTGAAATCACGTCGGCACTTCCGTTATTTGCACAGCTTCGAAGATATACACTTGCTGTAATTGCTGCCGCTGAAACTGCCGCTGATTTTGCAGCGGTGCTTTATACCGACAGTCCCGCAAATGGTGAAGCGGCTAATTTAGAGCCTATGGATGTAGTTGCCCTCGAAAAAAGAATGGCAACAACGCTTCCTGATGGTTGGAAACTGGGCCAAATCGAAGCACATCAGCCAACTACAACTTACGGTGAATTTAAAAATCAGATTTTAAATGAAATCGCTCGCTGTCTGAATATGCCGTTTAATATCGCAGCGTGTAATTCATCGGGATACAACTATGCCTCCGGCCGGCTTGACCATCAAACATATTACAAGAGCATCAGGGTGGATCAAGCGGACATGGCACTTATTATTTTAGATCGGATTTTGCAGGCGTGGCTAAACGAAGCAATACTCATTTCAGACTATTTGCCACTGAACTGGCGAACTATTGTTAGGACAATGCCTTGTCATCAGTGGTTTTGGGATGGCACTGAACATGTCGATCCTGCTAAAGAAGCCAAGGCACAGGAAATCAGACTTTCCAATCACACTACAACTCTCGCTGATGAATATGCAAAGCAGGGCAAGGACTGGGAAGTTGAACTTCGACAGCGCTCACGCGAGAAAAAATTAATGGATGAATTAGGCATATCACAACAGACAACAACTACTTCAATTTTGGAGAAAGACGAAGATGAAGAATAAACTAAATCTAACAGCAAACTTTTCAATCGAAGCAGCACAGGCGATCGGTGAAAACGAAAAGCCCAAAAACAGGCGTTTTTCAATGACGGCATATACGGGCGGTCCGATGATGCTTGAAGGCTGGAAATATCCTGTGGTAATTGATTTGCAAGGGTTAAATACAGGCAGTTCATCGCGGCCTATATTTATAAGTCATAACCAGGATATCGATGACCTGCTTGGCCAGACTGACCATGTGGATATTCTGGAAAATAACTTAATCGCCGTCGGCGAAATCCTTGGTGATTCCCCCAGAGCAACTCGCGTTATTACTTTAGCTGATAAAGGTTTTAACTGGCAGGCATCTATTGGCGCACGAGCCGACCAGGTTGAATTCATTAAAGCAGGGCAGAATGTAAATGTAAACGGTAAGGATTTTACTGGCCCATTGAATGTAGCACGTAAGGCAACCTTGGGTGAAATAAGTTTTGTGACCCTTGGCGCAGATAACAATACATCGGCAACAATTGCCGCTAATTTTCAGGAGCAAACTATGGAAAACGAAAATAAGGAAACCACAAAAAAAGAAGAAACAACTATAACCGCTGAATCTGCCACAGCAGATATCAGAGCAGCAGCCGCTGCGGAAACTTCCCGTATCGCCGCTATCAAGAAAATCTGCTCTAGTAAATACGATGATATCGAAGCCAAGGCAATCGCCGAAGGTTGGGACCAGGCCAAATGCGAACTAGAAGTTCTTCGGGCATCAAGACCGACTGTAAATATCGTATCTTCGCAGAAGATTACGGCAACCCCCAAGGTTTTTGAGGCAGTAGCATTGATGGCGTCAGGTATTGGAGGTTCCAGGCTCGAAAATTATTACGATGACCAGACTTTAGAAGCTGCTGAAAAACTCCGCGGCATTGGTATTCAGGAGTACTGTGAGCAGATTTGCGCTATGCAGCTGCCCAGATTCCGCAGGGATGCGTCGGCATGGCTTGCAGCAGCATTCAGTACTGCTTCACTTCCGGGAATACTTTCCAATGTAGCAAATAAAATGCTCTTGGAAGGATATAACTACATTGAAGATTCATGGCGGAAGATCTGCAAGATTGCAAGTGTAAACGATTTTAAAGAGCACAGCCGGTATCGTATGACCGGAAGTTTTAAGTTCGAGCAGGTTGGCGCTGATGGCGAATTGAAGCACGGTAAAATCGATGAGCAGAAGTACGGCCAGAAGGCAGATACCCATGGTATCATGTTCGCTCTTACTCGTCAGATGATTATCAATGATGATCTGGCTGCATTTACCGATGTTCCGAGACAAATTGGTATGGGAGCGGCCGAAGCTATCGCTGATGCTGTATGGGGATTATTGCTCTCAAATCCATCGAGTTTCTTTTCTGCCGCACATAAAAATTACAAAGATGGTGCTGATACTGCACTGTGTGTTGATTCACTGACAGATGCCGAGGTTGTATTTGGCGAGCAAACTAAACCAAACGGCAAACCCCTTGGTGTTCAGCCTTCATTAATACTGGTGCCAACGGCGTTGAGGGTTCCAGCTGATTTATTGATGAAGTCGCCGACATTGAATGAAACCACCACGGCCAATAAAGGTAAACCTGCATCCAATCCTCATATCGGTAAATATGAAGTTGTCTCGAGCAGCTATTTAAGTAATTCATCTTTTGCAGGCTATAGCTCAAAGGCATGGTATTTGTTTGCTGATCCTAACAGACTTCCTGCCCTGGAAGTTGCGTTCCTTAATGGAATCGATCAGCCAACAGTTGAAAAGACCGATGCCGATTTTAATACGCTTGGTATTCAGTTCAGGGGCTTTATTGATTTTGGTGTCAGAGAGCAGGATTATCGCGGCGCTGTGAAGTTTAAAGGCGAAGCATAATAATATTTTTTTTGAAATAGGAGTAAAACAAATGATTAATTTTTATCAAAATGGCAAAGCCATTGATTACACACCGGCTGTTGATGTAGCAGCCGGTACTATCGTGGTCCAAAAAGGTCTTGTCGGCATCACCAAGCTGGATATCCCGGCAAATACAAAAGGTGCACTAGCGGTCCAAGGTATCTTTGCAGTGCCCAAGAAGAACGAAGCATTTGCGGCAGGTCTTCCCGTCTGGTTTGATGCTGATGGTGACCCGCAGGGTGGTACAGCAGGAAGCGGGGCAGCAACACAAATTGGTGGCGATGCACAAGCTGCTGGTGATGTCCTACTCGGAACGGCGGTTATTGCTGCTGCGGCTGCGGATCAATTTGTTTATGTTGCATTGAATAAATTCGATGCTCGCATTCCGACATTTGTGGGTGCTGCAAGAATTACCAAAGCTGCAAGTGCAAATGCTGGTGTTACAGAATCGGGAGCCTGCTACGATTGCACGGCAGATAATGTAGTTATCACATTGCCGGCGACAGCAGCAGGGCTGGAATTTACGGTTATGAACATGGCCGCTGATGGTAGTGCACTTGTTGAAGTTGATTTCCAGGCTGCGGATAAAAACGTCGGGGGCCTGGGTATTGCTGCAGGCGGTGATGGCAAGAAACTTTCCAACACAAAGGCAACTGCAAAGAAAGGTGACTTTATCACGTTTGTTGCTGATGGCATCGATGGTTATCGCATCAAGGCAATTCGCGGGACATGGGCTCAGGAAGCATAATGGTTAATTTGCTGAAAAAAGGAATTGAATTTTTAGCTGATAAATTAAAAGCCAATGCTTCAGAGACGGTAATCTACAAGCGTGGCGCAGATAGTGTCAATATCTGCGCCAGTTTTGGAAAGACGGATTACCAAATAGAAGATGAATCCGGTTTTAAGATCGGCGGGCAGGTGACGGATTTCTTATTTGATGCGGCTGATTTGATTATTGATGGATTGTTAACGGTTCCCAAAGCAGGTGATCTGATAGAAGTCGATGGAAAATTATATGAAGCGTTATTTATTAATGATGGATGCTGGCGGTACAGTGATCCGTTTGGGAAAATCATTCGTCTTCATACAAAGGAAATTTAGATTATGTCACTGACAACTAAGATAGCTATATCAGCGGTTCCTTTTCTGATGCTTGGAAGCAGTAGTTCCACGGAAGTTGTAACTATAGCTGATGAGTTTATGAAATATGGTGAGCTGGGGCTATGTTTCGCTTTGGTGGCGTATCTTATGTACAGCAATTACTGTCTTGTTGCTTCGCTTGAAAAACTTATTAAGGAAAAAAGTTTACAAGAAGAGCGACTGATAAATGCAATCCAGACATTTTGTGCAGTTTGCAGAGAACGGCCATGTTTATTAGATGCAAACGCATTTAAAGTTGATAATCCAAATGGCCTTGCCGCTATAAAAAATGAAAAAGAGTAAAATATGGTTTTGCAGCTTGCTGAAAAAATCGTTCAGACCTTAAATAGCGGCAGTTTCGCATTGGCTTTTACTGCGGTAAGAACGCTATTTCCATTTTTTGAACTGAAGGATTTATCAACTCTGCGGGTAACAATCGTCCCTAAAAGCGTAAATATCACAACAGCTAGCCGCAGCAGTAGTGAATTCGATTATCAAATTGATATTGCAATTCAAAAAGCAGTCAAATCGCCGGACGATGCCGAAGTTACCGCTTTGACAGAGCTTTCATTAGCTATTGCCAAGAGTTTTCGAGGTAAAATCTATGAAGATATTGGCGCTGTATGCTTTAAGCAATCTATCGACCCTTTATATTCGGTTGAGTATATCCAGCCGCCGAGTGTTTTTACAAGCGTTATTACATTGAATTTTAAAATTATTAATTAAGGAATTTTCATATGCCACTTCCTCTAACCAAAGAACCTGTTGTTCCAAATGCCCTTTATGCACCAAGTATCGTTCTGCATACCAATATTTCAGGTGGCCAGATTGCTACATCTGCTCAAATTACACTTCGTGGTGCTAAAGTTGACGAGCAGGGTAACTGGTCAGCTGCGGATTCGCAGACTAAAAGTGTATATATCCCAAATATATTTGCCCTGGAACCTGATATCGTCCAGTACTCTCAGGAAATCGGCCTGCTGTTCAATCAGTTTGTAACGATGATTGGCAACATTAATTCTATTCGCAAGGTAATATAAATATGCCTATATGGTATGCACATAGTAGTAATACAAATATAAATGCAGCCGGCTTGTGGCATACGCATCCGACGAATAATACTCCTGTTGATTTTGCCACATGCGATGGAACAGTTGTTTTATTTGCCAACGGTAAAATCAATATAAGGATCAATACCAGTTTTACATGCAAAGAATTGACGACTGTAACTCAATTAGGTGGCAGTATTGGTGGAAATTTTGTATTCAAAGGCAGGGATATAGCCGGTAATCCAACCGGTGCTATAAAGATAACTGGTGATGTAATTGCCAATGAAGATACCTGCATATTAATTCAAGATCCGGCAGATGCAACTACGCCGCTTGAAATAGAAGGTACAATACGCGGCATCAGTAATTCCGGGCTGGTTTTTCAATCAAATGCGCATGTTACTGTAAATGGTAATGTAATTGGTGATGGTTGCTTTGGTATTCAAATGATGTATGGCGGGTCACCTTATGTATGTATTACAGGTGATGTGATAGGGTCAAGCACGGATGTATGTGAAGGTGTATTTTGCGAGGCCGATGGTGCAACGATAGTTATTAACGGGAATCTCACAGGCTCAATGGGGTCTGCCGTGACATTGTCTGGTTATTCAATAAATTTAATTATCAATGGCAACGTATATGGCGGCATCGAAATGGGCGGATATGGTATCTATATTTATGGTGGTGAAAATCACGTATCTATAAACGGTATCTGTCAAGGTTCAGGTTTTGCCAGCGGCTTATATTGCGAGGCTTCAGAAGTTTACATCATAGCAGATCAAGTCATCGGCGGCGATAACAGCAACAACGGAATACATATTATGAATGCCGATGCATATTTAACCGCAAGGATTGTACAGGGTGGTACAGGATATGGATGCGGCATATGTTCATATAATGCTCCTGCAAACCATATTGTCATTACAGAATCACTTATTGGCGGGCTTTCAGAAGGCTCTTACGGTTTTAATGCAAGCGGCTGGATGGGCATAGGTGCGGCTGTAATAAAGGGCAATATTATAGATACACTTGCCTGCAATGCCTACAACGGCGCAGTGCTGGTTGATAATACATCGGCAAATTATTACCAAACATACCATGCAAGCGACAATGGAACAGGCAATCAGCCAAGGAGATTCCCACTTCAGTTATCTGCTGAATCCGTCAAAAAAGGTATTCAGCATGGAAATATCATAGGCTCACTTGCGCCAGCAAGTCCATTTAGAAGATTAAACAGATTGGTGTAATATGAATAATTTTAGAAATAATTCAGGTTGGCAAGTTTTACGCTCGGTTGAAGCAGTTGATAATCCGCAGCTGGCAGCTAATACATTTGATAGCAAGCCATCTTTTGCAAAAGGCATCAATATAGATGTAATCAGAGGATTGGAACTTATCCTTGCAGCAAGTGGCAATGACAATGGTGTTGTCGGCGTTCGTCTCTGGGGTGGCAGAAATGAAAATAGCGGTCCAGCACAGCTTATCGCGGATATTACATTTACGCTCGGTACCATGGTCTGTAACAAAGATCCGCAAACCGGTAAGCCAACTAGCCTCACAAAGTACGCTGATTCAGCTGCTGTTACTTCTTACTGGCCTACAGATATCAAGGCTGTAAATAGCGGCAATAATCTCTTGTGCACTGTCAGTTTCGATGGGCTTGATATTGCATGGATCGCTGCGGAGATAATCAATCTTACCAATGTAACAAGGGCGGATGTATTTTTTGGGTATTTCAGCTAATGGCAAAAGCAGCATCAGAATTTGGTAAATCGCTATTCAAAGTAAAAACTTTGTTCTTTGACAAGCCGGCTGTTTTAGCTGCGGTAGACAAGGCTACGCGAAAAGTTTTAAATCGCATCGGCGGCATGATAAGGCTTACTGCAAGAAGATCTATTAAGAAAGCACCTAATGGAAAAGCTGTCAGTAAACCCGGCAAACCGCCACTAAGCCATACGGGCCTGCTTCGGAATTATATTTATTACTCGTTCGATCCGCAGGCCAGGTCTGTTGTAGTTGGACCTGTGGCACTCAGAGCTAAAGGTAAAAATGTACCTCATACACTCGAATACAGCGGCAGTACAAAAATAAGAAATAAAAATATCCATATTGCTGCAAGACCTTATATGGCGCCGGCATTAGCCGTTAACAAATCCAGGATGGCAGCGGTTTGGAAAAATAGTGTTAATAAATAAATTCAGGAGGTTCAAATGGCAGTAGATTTTATTTTAGGAATGAATGCAAAACTTTACCAGGGGGCAAAGGATGCAGAACTGGCAACACTTACAGAAGTTGGCAATGTCAAGGATTTAACGGTATCACTCTCAGCCGGCGAAGCTGACGTAACCACAAGGGCAAATTCAGGCTGGAGGGCAACGGCACCTACACTTCGCGAATGCGAACTTAATTTCAAGATGCAGTGGAAACCATCTGATACTGTTTTTGCGGCTATAAAGACAGCGTTCCTGACATCGACAACGATATGTCTTGCATGCCTGACCGATGCAAAAGAGACAGAAGGTGCCAGCGGACCACATGGTAATTTTGCAATAACTAAGTTTGACAGGGCAGAAGGTCTTGAAGAAGCGATCAGCGTCGATGTAACTGCAAAAATGAGCAAATTTATCGCATGGATTGATGTGGCAGGAGCATAATATGAAGACATTTACAGATAATGCATCAAGAATATGGACGATTTCACTTACGATCGATAGTGTAAAAAGGGTGCGAGATTTATTGAATATAAATTTACTCGAACCTGAAGCGGGGGATCCGCCGCTTCTAACACGAATAGGAACAGATGAGATACTTCTGTGCGATATTATTTATTGCCTGATAAAACCGCAGGCTGATTCCTTAAATATATCCGATTCCCAGTTCGGTCAATCTCTCGGTGGTGATGTAATCTTAGCGGCTCAAAATGCATTTTATGACGAACTGATTGATTTTTTCCAGAAGCGGGGTCGAACCGACAGGGCCAAAGCGGCAGCGACTCAGCAGAAGATGATAAATCTGGCAATCGACAAGGTGACGAGCAATCTAAATCAAATCGATGTCGAGAAAAAGATGACGGAAATATTTGGCGGACAGTTTATACCTTAGCAGGATTTGTAGGGGTTGATCCTGCGCCTCTGACACTGCGGGAACTTTGGTGGATGAGCCAGGCAATTGAACTGCGTGACCGGATGGGATGGAATCGTGTTTCTGCACTGATGGCGCTACTGTGCAATATCAATCGAGATCCGAAAAAGGCAAAAGTATTTAAGCCGGCCGATTTTAATCCATACCTGCAAACAAATTCTCATAAAGAAAATGTAATAGAAGTCAAAGATGACAAGTCAAAAGCGTTATTTAAAAAGGCTTTTACGGGAAATTAAGAAGTGGCAAATTCTGGTGCAATAAAAGCTGGCAGTGCATACGTTGAAATCTTTGCAGATAAAAGTGCATTAATGCGCGGCCTGCGCAGTGCACAAGCAGATTTAAAGAAATGGGGGAATACTATTTCTTCTTTCGGCACCAAAATGATGGGTATTGGAACGGCTATTGTCACTCCATTGATTGCTGCCGCTAAATACGCAAGCAGTTTCGCGGATGATATTGCAAGGATGTCCCAGATAGTTGGAATAAGTGTAACTTCACTGCAGGGTCTTAGTTTTGCCGCAAACCAGAATGACATAAGTATGCAATCTCTCGGCAAGGCATTTATTTTTATGCATAAAAATCTGGCTGCTTTTAATAAAGGCTCGAAAGCACAAATAGAAGCCTTTGGAAAGCTGGGTCTTGCGGCAAGTGACCTCCGCGACAAATCTCCTGACCAGTTATTCATGCTTATAGCTGATAGAATTGCATCGATCGAGAACCCAACCGAGAGAATCACAATTGCATTGAAGATTTTTGGCAAGGCAGGTGCAAATCTAATACCGTTATTGAATAAAGGCGCCGGTGCAATTGCAGAATATAAGGCTGAATTGCAAAGACTTGGCGCGATAATGAGTGATGAAGATGTTCAGGCTGGTGAAGAATTCCACGAAACCCTTAAGAAACTCTGGTACATAATTAAAAATGGCTTAACTGCTGCAATTGGCAGTGCTGTCATTCCTTTGCTTAAGGAATGGGCAAATAAAATGATTGAAATGATCGGCTTTGCAACCCGCTGGATCAAAGAACACAGGGGCGTTGCAACTATGATCCTTTGGTTAGGTACTGTTCTTGTAGCAGGCGGTGCGGCATTTATGCTTTTTGGCAAAACTCTTATCGCATGCAGCAAAATGCTTGGTGTTGTTCGAGGAGGCTTTGGAATCCTGCGTACGGTTTTAGCTGCAATGCTCTCACCTCTTGGAACTTTGATAATTCAAATAGGTTTATGCGTCGGGGCACTGCTTTGGATGACAGGGCTGGGCGGTAAAATGCTCAACTGGCTTGGCGGCTGTTTTAACACCTTAAAAGAGGATGCAACAAATGCGATCGGTGGTATCGCAGTTGCATTTGCAAAAGGTGATATTGGACTTGCTGCACGAATTGCATGGCTGTTTGTAAAAACGGAATGGCTGCGGGCGAAAGAATGGATGCTTGGAATCTGGTACAGCATAAAGCTGGCAATCATGGAAATATGGTATTCGGCAGTTTATTCGATTGCAGTTGGATGGGATGCAGCGGTTTACGGTATTCAGGTTGCCTGGATCGAGACTTTGTCATTTCTACAGAAGGCATGGGTTAAATCTGGAGCATTTCTGGAAGGTGCATGGATAACAACGGTTGAGGTTTTTAAAAAAGCATGGGCAGGCTTCAAGCAATTCTGGGGAAATACAATAGACTGGATTGCCAAAAAATTGATGAATGTCTGGATTTGGTGGAAGAAACTTAGTGATCCCAACTTCAATGAAGGTTCAGCACGTAAGCAACTTGATGATATGCTTGCAGGTGATAAGCAAGATCGCGATGATAACGCTAATACTGCAAAAGAAAAGGCCGAAAAAGAGGCGAACGCAAAACGACTAAAACTTGAAGAAGAAACACAGTCTGAACTTGAAGGAATAGAAAAGAATCGCAGCGAAAAACGGAAACGTGCAAAAGAGCAGTTCGATTCAGGTGTAGCTGGTGCAAACCAGTACGTAGAAGAAGGTCTGCAAAATACAATTGATGGCATTAATGCCGGTAAAAAGGGAGTTGCAGATGAACTTGCAAAAACAAAAGAGGAATTTAATGCTGCAATTGCGAAAGCAAAAGAACCTGTGCAGCCCAAAGGAAAATTACCTCTGCCACAAAAAGATTGGGAGGCAAATACAGGTTTAACCAAGGCATCGACAGCAGGGACATTCAGTGCATTTGGTCTGGGACAACTGGGCGCAGGCGGTGTAATGCAAAAGATTGCTGATGCTACTACTCGTACTGCCGAGGCGACAGAAGAAATGGCAGATAATATGGATGGCAATGAGGTAGAGTTCGGGGATTAAGTAATGGCATTGTGTATCCAGGAAAGATGGTCAGGCAGAAAAAGGACTGGTGGCAATACCAGAAGCGCAACGGTTGAATATATTATAATGCCGGATGCAGCTACACCGCCGGAACAATTCAATCAGCCGGGTGATGATAGCGACGCGATTTTGTGTCTTGAGGAAAACTCACCAACAGAATGGGGCCAGGCCCTGATACCGCGAGCCGGCTTCGACGTCGAACAGATTGCTGATAACATTTGGATCGGCACTGTTTACTATGGTTACAACAGTAGAGAAACAGATGATATCGAATTCAGTTTTGATACGGGCGGTGGCAGCCAGAAAATCACTCAAACAATCGCGCCGTTAACCGTTAGATCGTACGGCGAAAATCCTCCAGATTTTAAGGGAGCGATTAATGTCGATGACAATAGTGTTAATGGCATCGATATTATTGTTCCTGTTTTTAATTTTAATGAGACAAAGCGTATCGCCCGCGATTTTATAAGCACTGCATTTAAAACATCCGTTTTTAGATTAACAAGCAAGGTAAATTCACAGCCCTGGCAT